CAAGACGGACGACGAGACCGCCCTGACCAAGCGCGTCTGCCGGATGCCCGACTGTGAGACGCAGCTGTCGCGCTTCAACAAGGGCATCTACTGCGGGCCCTGCGAACGTAAGCGGGTCGCGGCCCCCTGAGAGAGCGGCCCGGACCCTCGGGTGCGGTATGCCAGCGACGCCTCGGCGAGTGCGTCAGCATCGTGGCGGTCCCAACACCCGAGAGTCCAGACCTCGCCGGTCCCGGTCACCGCCAGGCTGTGACACCCGAGCGGGGAAGGCTTGGCCCCCTACCGACGTGCGAGCGACGCTATCAGGACGCGCCGTGAGACTGTGCGCCGGCTGTGGCAACATCATCAAGACCAGACGGTGCGAGCGCTGTCGCCAGCGTCGAGCCCGAGAGAGATCAGTCGCCAGCAACGCCCGACTGGGTGACGCCGAGTACCGACGCAACCGAGCAGCGTGTCTCAGGCGTGACGGCTATCGGTGCACGCGCTGTGGAGCGACGAAGCGCCTGCACGCTCACCACAAGGGCGACTCGTGGGATCACCGCCTAGAGAACCTCATCACGCTCTGTGAGACGTGCCATCCTGTAGTCGAGCGAGAGCGCAGAGCCACGAGCCCGGACGCTTAGAGAGCGTCCTACGAGCGCTGAGAGGAGATCATGGCCGGTAGTCGCAGCGCACAGACGCCCCCTGGGGGGGGTGGGTCCCTTCGAACCCGACGATTAACTCCCGATGAGTCTCCTTTCCGCCCGCTACGGTTTCGAGCCGGATTTTCCGGGTTTCAGTTTTTTCCCAGGGCGTGCCTCAGGGCGGGTGAGACGGCGTGAGCGTCGCTGTAGCGAAGCACGATCAGCGAGCCGGATGCCTACTGCCCCCCTCGTGCGAGTACGACTATGGGAGCGTGGTGCGCTGCTCGTGCGGTCAGACGTTCGTCTGTCAGGAGTACGCCTGCCCGCCTGACCGAGCGGCGCATCTTCTGAACCCGACCTCGCGCTGGTGGCCGGTCGGTGGGTAAGCGAGGTCCGCTGAAAGACCCGAGCTCCGATCGCTCGCAGCGCTCTCACTCGAAGGGCAAGGCCGAGACGCCGGGCCTCGTCGTGCTGCCCGGCATCAAGCCCAAGCGGACGCCTCCGGTCCCCGACTCCAAGTGGGAGCCCCAGGTCAAGAAGGCGTGGAAGACGTTCTGGCAGTCGCCGCTCCAGCAGGTGGTCGAGGAGTGCGACCTGCCCGCCGTCGTGCGCTACTTCTCTCTCTACAACCTTCACGAGCGAATCTTCCGAGCGGTCAACGTCGCCATCGCCGTCACCGGTTCCAAGGGACAGCCCCGAGCGAACCCGCTGCTAAAGAGTCTCGGCGAGGTGCAGGGTCAACTCCTGCGGCTCGAGAACGAGCTGGGCCTGACGCCTATGTCGCGTGCGCGTCTGGGTCTCATCAACGCGCAGGGCCGGATCACCGCGCAGCAGTTGAACGACATGGCGAAGAACAACCCGGCCGAGGCAATACAGGAGGCCGAGCTTGTCGAGGACGAGGAGCTCGCCCAGATGCTGGAGCAGTATGAAGAAGCGGACTAAGGGCAAGGAGGTCATCCGCTGGATCGAGACCCATTGCGTTCACACGCAAGGGCGCTGGCTCGGTCGCCCGTTCCGTCTGCTCCCGTGGCAGAAGCGGATCCTCTTGCAGCTGTTCGAGATCGAAGACGACGGCTTCCGTCGCTACCAGTGGGCGCTCATCGGCGTACCCAAGAAGAACGGCAAGACGGAGCTTGCGGCTGCGCTCGCCCTCTACTTCCTGATCGGGGACGGCGAGCCCTCGCCGCTCATCGTCTGCGCCGCGGCTGCGGAAGACCAGGCGGACCTCGTCTTCGGTGCGGCCAAGATCATGTGCGAGCACTCGCCCACGTTGAAGCAGATCACCGAGGGCGGGCGCTTCGACAAGGAGATCGTGGTGCCGTCGATCCCCGGCGCTCGTCTGCGTCGCGTCGCCGCGGCGGCTGGCACGAACGACGGCCAGAACATTCACGTGGTCATCTGCGACGAGTTGCACGAGTGGGTCCAGCCGAAGCACGAGCAGACGTGGAACGTGCTGACGAACGCCTTCGGAGCGCGGGAGCAGCCGATGGTGTTGCAGATCACCACGGCGGGCTTCGACAAGGAGTCCATCTGCGGCCGCGAGTACGAGCGGGGCGTCGCCGTGCAGGAGGGCAAGTCCGAGGACCGTAGCTTCTTCTTCTTCTGGCAGCAGGCCCCCGAGGGTTGCGACTACAAGGACCCCGAGATGTGGCGCGCTGCGAACCCGAGCTACGGCCATATCGTGTTCGAGCGCTCGTTCCGTCTCCAGTTGACCAAGAAACCCGAGAGCGTCTTCCGGCGCTACTTCCTCAACCAGTGGACCGAGAGCGCCGTCGCATGGATCACGGGCACGGAGTGGGACGCGTGCTTCGCGCCCGAGCGCGCCCTGCGCCCCGATCTCCCGATCCACGTCGGGATCGACGTCGGCGTAAAGCACGACTCGTCGGCCGTCGTCGCAGCGCAGCGCCAAGAGGATCGCGTCGTCGCGCGTGCTTGGGTCTGGGAGAACCCGCACCCGGTCGAGCACTCGCAGCACGACGAATGGAAGATGGATATCTCCCTCGTGGAGGCGCTCTGCCGTAGGCTACGAGAGCAGTTCCCGGAGCCCGCTGCGGAGGTGGACGAGGAGGTCATGGACGGCCCCGCCTTTTGGTACGACCCGCATTTCTTCGAGCGGTCGGCCCAGATGTTGGACGACGAGGGCCTCACCATGATCGGCTTCCCGCAGTTCGACTCGCTCATGGTGCCGGCGTCTCAGACGTTGTTCCGTCTCGTGAAGAACCAACAGCTGGCGCACGACGGCAACCTCGATCTCCGAGCGCACGTCATGAACGCGATAGCCAAGACGACGCGGCGCGGGTTCCGCATCGAGCGGCCCCCCGGTAGGCGCAAGCATATCGACGCGGCCACCGCTCTCTGCATGGCTGCATGGAAGGCAGAGACGACACCCATCCCCGACAGCGACGACGATGCCGCAGCATTCGTGACCATGTGACCTAGGCTGAGAGGCGATATGGCTGACAAGGCAACTATCGAGCGCTGGCTAAAGGTGCTCGGCAAGCGACTCGACAAGCGTTCCGCCGCGATGACGTTGTGGGAGAACTACTACAACGGCGTGCAGCGATTGACGTACGCGACCGACAAGTTCCGCAAGACGTTCGGAAACGTGTTCGCTCCGTTCGCCGACAACTTCTGCTCCGTCGTCGTGGACGCCGAGGAAGAGCGTCTCAACATCGACGGCTTCCGGTTCCCGAGTACAGACAGGTCGCCGGCCCGAGCAGACGAGGCAGCGCACCGCATCTGGCAGCGAAACTCGCTGGATGCCTATTCGCAGATCGCCCATCAGGAGGCGCTCTCCAAGGGGGAGTGCTCGCTGCTCGTCTGGCCCGACCGCAACGGGCTAGCGCGCATCACCATCGAAGACGGACGACAGATGGCGGTGGCTCTCGATCCCGAGGACCCCCGCAACAGACTCGCCGCTATGAAGCGCTACCGGCAAGACGACGACGGCTACGCCTACGCGACGCTCTACCTCCCGGACGGTATCTACAAGTTCAAGTCCCGCCAGAAGGTGCACGTCGCCACGGGCGAGCGCATCCAGTGGGTACTCCGCGAGGTCGCGAACGAGGAGTGGCCCGTGCGTAACCCGTGGGGCATCGTGCCCGTCATCCCGCTCATCAACCGGCGAGCCCTGAACGGCGAGGGCCGCTCGGAGCTCGCAGACGTTGTGCCCCGGCAGGACGCGATCAACAAGCTCACGACCGACATGCTGGTCGCCTCCGAGTTCGTCGCCTTCCCGCAGCGCTGGGCCACCGGACTGTCGATCCCGAAGAAGGACGACGGCACGCCGATCGAGGACGTGGCATCGGCCGTCAATCGCCTGTGGGGGACCAAGAGCCGCAACGCCAAGTTCGGGCAGTTCCCGCAGGGCGACCTCACTCCGTACGTCAAGGCGTCGGAGTCGATCCTGTTCCGTCTCGCGTCCGCGACCCGTACGCCGCCGCACTACTTCATGGCGGGCATGGGCCAGTTCCCTTCCGGGGAGTCCTTGAAGTCGAGCGAGACCGGGCTGGTCGCCAAGGTCCGCCGAGCGGGCCGGCACTTCGGCGAGACGTGGGAGACCTCCCAACGACTGGCGTTCCTCATCGAGGGCGACACCGAGCGCGCAATGGCAGACGGGCTGGAGACGCTCTGGCTCAACCCCGAGTCCCGGACCGAGAGCGAGCTTGCGGACGCTGCGATCAAGAAGCGTGAGGTCGGCATCCCGCAGGAGAAGCTCTGGGAAGACCTGGGCTACTCCACGACCGAGATCGCCCGCATGAAGCAGATGCAGGCCGAGGAAGCTCGTCGGCTCGCTGACGCCTACGACCCGTTCGCTAACACGCCTGGCGGATCAACGCCCGACCCTGACGACGAGTCCGTACCTGTCGGCGTGTAGTGGCGAGCAACGCAGCCGCAGAACGT